CTTATATGTACCATCTTCTTGCTTTAGGCTGAAATTAATTAGTGCTGACATTTTTTTGTTCTTTTATTAGTTGTTCGGAATATTCCTCAAGTTTTGCTCTGTTCTCTTCGTTTAGAATTACATAGTTGTTAGCCATACTATCAATAGCTCCGGCATTTGCTAAATCAATCTCATACATTTTTTTAAAATCTTCATGAGTTATCTTCATAAGCAAATCTCTATTAATCCAATCCAATCTACCAGTATAACCTTTTAAAGTTTGTTTAGCTCCGTAAGTTGCTCCGGTTTCTGTAATTATAAAATCAAAGTAATCTCTACTCAATTTAGCATAAAGTAAAGCCTTTGCAAAGTAAAAAGCATCTGTTGTTTTCGCTGCCATAGTGTAAAATTAAGGTTTTTTGTTAATTTAAATTATTTTATTAGTTTTTTTATTCACAATTTATAATAATTGTTAATAGTTTGCATAAATTCATCTAAACTCCAGCATACTGCACATAAGTAGCCTTTTTTAGTTAGATAAGCCATTATTTTCTTTTGAGCTTCGCTTGGTTTATTATATCCGTATTTCATTTCAATATATAGTCCATGATATTCTCCCATTGGAGTAGGAATAAATAAATCTGGAATTCCACTTACTACTCCCTCTGCTTTTAATCGTTTAGCAGTACTAAAATGGCGAAAACCTCCGTTAGGCGTACTGTATATAAGCTCTCTCGGATATTGAAGTTTAAACCAGTTTATACAGTTTACTTGTAATATATGTTCCGACATTATATATATTTAAAAATGTGAGCTATTACATCAACTGTCCAACCATCTCCGAGTAAACAAGCTGCATCGTTTCTGCTTAAAATGCTTGTATATCCATCTTTAACAGTTTGTAACCTTTCAAGTTCAAGTTGGCTTAATATTCTAATATTTTCATTAAATTTAAAATCTTTATTATCAAATACAATATTAACAAACCCAAGTTCGCTATATCTTCTATATAATTTATCTTTACTTTTTAATGGTCTACTTTCACTTTCAAGTATGCACCTTGCCTTTAATCTATCAGTATATCCACTTTCTAAAATAGATTGAAAAGATATTTTTTTATCTATTGGTTGCGGTATTGCGCTATATCTCATTCCAAACATATCCATATATTCTGGTCCTATATTAGTCCAATAAGATCTCTGTCTTAATTGTCCAGATACTAAACTTGAATTTATATCAACTGGGAACGTTCCTAATAAATGAGATATGGTATTATAACTAAAATCGTCCATAGCTACATTTTCTAATAAGAAGTATTTAGGTTTACATTCTTTTAAAAGTCGCAAATATTCATAAAATAAACCACTCTTTAATCCTTCTAATCCTAACTTTTCTTTATTAGCTGAACTAAAATCTTGACATGGACTTCCACCTATTAAAAGGTCAATTTTAGGCAAATCAGTCCCTTTTATTTTTGTAACATCTCCTAATTGTTTAGTGTTTGGATAGTGATGTTGTGTTAATTGTATAGCGTGTTTTTTAATTTCGGAAGCAAAATAGTTATCTACTTTAATTCCTACTCTTTCAAGTGCTTGTTGCCCACAAGACATTCCATCAAAAAGAGATAATACGTTCATAGTTTATTTATTAAAATAGTTTTTAAATGTTTTATTCCATTGCTCTCTTCGCTCTGCTATTCTTTGCTCTTTATTGTCCGTTTCTGGCTTGTTTGCTACTTGGTTGATACATTCTATTAGCTTATCAAAATATCCGTCTATAACCGGTATCTCTTCGCTTACTTCATTTATCTGTCTATCCTTTTGTATCTTAAATTGTTCATTAGCATAATCACATTCAGCTGCATAGGTATTTACCCATTTCATAAAAGCAATAGGGCTTAATTTCCCATATATGTCACCAAAAGTTCCGGTTTTAGCCTTTACATAAAACAACTTCCATTGTTCTGCAGTTAAATTAGCATAGTTATTGCAAATAAGCTCAACCACATCTTGCTTTTGAGCATTATTCCATTCGCAACCTATATAGTTTAAAAAGTTGATTAATTGAGCAGCTACTCCGGAATAAATCTTTTCTACTCCTAATTCTTTTGATAATTGAACTAAAGTTTTTGTATGACTAAAGTCAGCCGGTGCATGATTAACCGAAATACTTTGCTGTTTCTTCATCAAGCTCAATTCTTTGTCCCTCTTGTTTTGTTCCATAGTTGATTATTTTGTTGAATTGTGAATTTATATTTTTAAGTAAAAAGTTTTCTTTTAACCATTTGTCTTTTGAAGCATAATCTAAAACTTTTGTAAAGCTGCCAACCACTAATTTTTCAGTAATAACAAGCGATTTTTGATTGCAGATATTTATAATTTTAGCTTCAATTTCTTTAATCATCTTGCCATCTATTGCCTGGAATGTAGGTTTAAAGTTAAATAAACTTTCATAGAAATTAAAATAAACTTCTTTCATCTTTATAAAGTTTGCAGATGCTTCTGCCTTATCTTTATTATTATTCTTTATTGTTATTACTTTATTCTTATTAGTATTAAATTCTTTAACATCTTGTTTTGAAGTTTTTTTAAAACCAGTATTGAAAAAATTTAAAATCTTGCTTTCAATTATCTTAAAATGTAGTTTTGCCGGTATTCCTTGTAGAGAAGTTTCTATAAACCCATTAGATACCAATATTTTAAGAGCTTCCTTTTGTTTGTGATAGCTTAATGTAGTATCTCGTTCTATATTCTCGGAAGTGTTAAAAAACCACTCATTGCATTCAAAGTAGATCCATTTATCTACCAGGTCGGATATTAATATAGCAGCTTCCAACCCATATACACGAGCGAAGTCCTTATTAATTTGCCAATGTGCATTTTGGCTGAATAATTGTTTAATTAGCATAAAATAAAATTGGCTTAATAAGTCAAGAGAGTCGCATTCTCTATCGTTAAAAAGCCAGTTAATAAGTTTAATAATCTATGCGACAGATTATGTTTCATTAATAAATAGTAGTTCTTTAGAAATTACCGGCAGCTTTTACACCACCGGTAAATCAACTATGAACAAGCAAATATAACTAAATTTCCTTTAAAAATTCTTTTTTTACAGAAAATCTTTCTTTTTTACCTTGAACGATATAAACATCTCCATGTTCTGCTATTAATTCTACTATCTCATCTTTAGCCCCATATACTTTAAACACTTTTTTGTCTACCATTCTATTACTTTTTATATCCTTTAAGAGTTTGAATTTCACAGTGCTTTTCTCATTTTAGTTGCTACTTGCATTATTGACTTGGCTCTTAATTCTAAAGATTTTATATACTTCATTACTTTGAGTTGGTCTTTTTCTATCCAATAACCCTCCCAATCTGCTGCCAGGTTTTTAACTATCCCCTCCGTACGAAGATAGTTTATTATTTTACGCATTTGAATTTGACTCAAGTGAATAGAGTACTCTTGCATCATTAAGGCTCTCAAGTCATTGTTAGTTATCTTTTTATTTGACTTGATAAATTTAGCTACTTTTTTAGCTACGGAGATTTCATAGTGTGTCATAGTTCATTTGTTTTTAAAGGTTCATAATATCATTTTGAATAAACAAAGCAAATTTAGTTTTAAATTTCCCTTCTGGGCAAATATTAAATGCCCATTTTAATAATAAAGATGTAATCCATTTTTTAATTTCTTGTGTCATATTTATTTATTTTAGTGAAAGTGAAGCTGGTTGTAAAATTAATTTATTAGGAATTGCATCTCCAAGATTATACCATTGGCAGAATTTAGCGTCATCAAAATATTCAATGCCATCTTTAAAATAGCTTGGTATTTCGTGTACTCGTTTTATTATGGCTGCTTTAGGATCATAAGTAAACATATGTATTTCTCTTATGCCATCGTTAAAAACAAAATCAATAATGCTATCTGTATATTTAACAATCATGCCAGTTGCATAGCATTCGCGATTGTATCTTGTATTATGTACTTTGCTTTTGACTAATCTACCATCAACGTAAACGTGCAAAGTGCCGACCGGAGGAGTTATTTTATAGTTACCCATTGATTACATTTAAAATGTTATTTACATAGATTGTAGCAAGTTCTACCTTTTCAATTAGCTTCTCGCAGAAATCATTATCTCTATCAATATGCACTATCTTAAGCATATTTATTCTCGGATCGTAAGCCACCCAATTCGCCCAATTCGTGTTAGTGCATACCATGTTAAACTGTACTTGAGCATAGTAGTTCTTATTATAAGCAAGTAAATCAGCTCCGGTATTAAATAATAGGTAGTCAATCATAGTTTCTCCGGTATATGGACATTTAACCTCTAATACCCCTTGACCTTTATCGCTTTCAATCAATCCATCTGGACTTCCTCCGGCTCTTTCTCCAAATTCAAAGAATTTAGGATTAGCACCACCCAAGTTTTCTACTTTATAACCGGTTTGAGCTTCATAAACTAATATAGCTTCGTTCTCTAAAGATTTGCCCCATTCCAAGCTCGGTAGTGAGCCTAAAGATTTTACTTCGCCACTTAATATCTCGTGTATTTTTCTATGAATGTAGGTTTTAGCAGTTGCACCAAATACCTCATCTTTCTTTTTACTTTCAGTAAGTAAGTTTCCTATTTCGGAAGCAGTAAACTTCCCAAGCCTACTGTTCATCCAATTGTCTTGTTCAAACATTATTTTAAAGATTTTTTGCGATTAGTAAATAAAGTTTTTTCTGCATTACTCCAATCTTCTTTTGTAGAGTATAGCATTTGCAATTCTGTAATATCCTTACATTTAGCAAGTTTATTAACTAATTCAGCATCAATACCTACTGGCTCATCTTTGCCATGAGTGTTAGTAGCATCTGCATCTTTAGTGTCATCAATAAGGAATAAACCATTTAAGGCATATTTACGAGCGTAAGAAGATGATGCTCCGAAACTTTGTGCAATATCCATTCCTCTTTTATTAGGATCAATACCAGCACATGCAGTTACTTTATATGAAGATGAAGTTTCTAAATCAATTAATAGTGCTTCAGCTTCTACATAAATAATACCACCAATTTCTTTTATTTCATCGGACAAAGTTAAAGTACATTCATGCTTAGCTAATAATGGCTTAACTGCTTCAAGAATATCCTCGCAGTTTCTGTACTTGTAATTACCAAAATTATTAAATTGGTTTTTTGGGGCTTTCAGTTCAAACTGAATTTTTGATAATTTGTTCATAGTTGTAGTTGGCTTTTATAACTCCTGCCAGAAGTTTTACAAAAATAAGTAAAGTTTTTGAATTAACAAAATTTGTTTATAAAATAATATCATCGTACAAATCTTTTTGTGCTTCAATCTTCCTAATAGCATTCAAAACAGTTGTATGATCTCGGTTGAATATAGCACCTACTTCGGTCATTGTAAAGCCGGTTTGATATAGTTTATACATTAAAACCATTCTCGGCAATACTACTGTTCTTCTTCGGCTTCCACTCATCATATCTTCAAAAGTTATTTTATAGTCCTTACAAACTCCCATGATTGCAGTTTTTATAACCTGGTCCTTGTTAGCCTTTAGATTGTTTCTTAATTCTTTAATTTGAGCTTTCAATTTCAATAATTCGTGATTCTTCAATTTTAACTCCTTCGGTGTTGTCTGCATAATAAATGGATAGTTTTATATTTTCTTGTTTACATTTTAGTTTTAAATCTACATAAAAATCATGTAGCATATTGTCTATTTCTTCCGATTTTAGAGATGCTTCAAATATTGTAGCTATTTCCTCTAATCTTGATAACCTCCTATCCATTGTCATTCATTAAAAGGTCATTAATTTCAGCTATAAGCAAGTTGTATCTTCTATCCCCTAATAGTTCGTAAGGATCAATACCGAATATAGCTAATTCCTCAATAATGTAATGAGCTTGAATACCTGGATGTTCAAGTGTTTGTTTTTCTTCCGGCTGGTAGTAAGCACTAAAAGTTACTGGAAAGCCTTTGTAGGTAATTTGTTGCATAGTTATTGGTTTAAAATGTTAAAGAATTTATTGATTTCTCTATGTGCTAACCCCTCTAAATATTGAGGAGTAAATAAGCCCAAGCATTCGTTAAGCAAGTGCTCTCTGTTATAGTTGTGCATTATAACCAAGTTAAGAATACGGAATTGAATATCAAATCTTGTTTGCTTTGCTTTTAACCATACCTCTTCCGACTCGCTATACATATAGGAATAGTCATGAGCTCTTAAATCTTTTAATAAATCTTTGTGGAGTTGTTCTTTAGTGTACATAGTTATTTGATTGAGTTACGATAAGCGTTTATTAATTTAATACAATCTTGATGCCAATCATGGTTTCTATCTGAGTAAGGTTTATTAGGCAATCTTAAATAACCTATTGCAGTTTTATAAACCCACTTTTTATGTATCGGATTAATAGTGTCGGTATCTCTTAATAGAGTTAATAACAACCAAGCTAAATATTTGTTTGTTGGTTTTGTTTCTACGAGCCAGTTAGTTAAATTATCCATTGTCCTCATTTTTATAAGCGTTAATGAATAATGATGCTAAAATAGTAACACAAACTAAAGTGCAACCATACAATACATAATCGTTTTGAATTAAACCTACTGAAAGGAATGTTGAAAGAATAGTTAATTTGTTCATAGTTGTAGTTTTAACCTCTGCATCATTGCTTTGGTAGAACAAAGATATATAAACTATTTAAAAAACAAACATTTTTTGTGAATTATTTTTAAATATTTTATAACTTATTGTAAATTAATGGTTTATAACACTAACTTTTGGCAAAATTCATGCAATTATTTGTAGAATTGTGACTAATCATCAAATAATTCAAAGTAAGTTTCATTAACAAACTTCTCAACGATGCGTAATGATTTAGCTTTGATATTGTCTATAACTTCTCTATCATCTTTAGTCATTACATTAAGCTGCTCCATTGTAGCAAGAGCATAACAGAATGTGTTTATGTATTCGGAAGCAGTAGTTTCATCAACTACCCACTCAATTTCTTGTTCCTGGTCCTCGTTTAACTCTTCAGCCATAACTAAAGTATTTCGCCTTTGAATATTCTTTTATTTTCTACTTTGAAATTGCCCTCTTTATCTACAATAACATGAGCAAACCCATGAGCGTAATTGTTAGCAAATGGCACATAATCTGGATTTAACTCACATAAACAACCGGTGCTCCAAGTAGTAGTAATATCCCCACTCAAATTAGTTTCAGTATGTTCGCTTACTTTGTGAACGTGCCCAATTAAGATACTTTGCTTTGCCTTTACATAAGCTCCACGAGCAGCATTTACCGGACTGAAAGCACCTCTCATCAATAAGTGTCCATGATGAATAAATAACTTACCAGCTTTAACTAATTTAGTATCTTCAATTAAACGTATTTTAAGCTCGTTTAAGCCAAGTATTGACTCCAATGAAGCATTTGCTATATCCAATAATTCTGGAGCTTTAGCCATCATCCAATGATTGAAGCGAACATCGTGGTTGCCAAGCATCCAATATATATCTTGCGTAGGGAACGTAGCTCTTAATACTTGTAAGAAGTTTTTACAAACGTCAATCTCGTAAGCCAAGCTCTTTTTTCTTGGGTCTTTAAGGAAGCGACTAATTTGGTAGAAGTCAATTAAGTCCCCATTTATTACAATGGTATTTACTTTCTTATCTCTGCCATAATTAAAAGCACAAGTTAAAGCCTGGATATCATGGTAAGGAACGTGAATATCGGATATAACAAGAATATTGTTATTAGCCAAAGGAAGTTTAATAGGCACATTCTCTACTGCTTCGCTTTTAGGGAATTGGTATGGGTTTTCTGGGTTTAATGGCTCGGCAGATTTATTGTTAGTTCTTGACTTTTCTCCAGCCTTACCAAGAGCTTTTAAGCATTGAGTATAACAACCTTTCCAATCATTAAATAGATGTTTATTTTTATTATAAACTATTCTTGCAAATTGCCTTACCGGAGTATTGGGGAATTCTTGTCTTAACTCAATAATGATTTGTTTTTTTGTCATCGTAGTTGTATTTAGTTATGAAAAGTATAAGTTAGCTTCGGCTTCTCTTCTTCGTGTAAGTCCGTTTAATACCTTTCCACCACCCTTATTCCAACGCATAAATTGTGTTCTTATTTCTGGATCGTTTGGATTGGCATTAACCAACTTAAGCAATGTTGAGCTTCTTAAATTACCTACTCCACAATTATATGCAAAGTCCGTAAGTGCATCTCTTTGATTTTGATTTACATTTGATTTTATAAGCTCATTAGTTTGCTGAACGAATTTAATCAATATAACATCTAACAACTCCTCTGCTCTTTGTTGGGTAATTTTATCTCCTGGCTTTACCTTTACTCCGTTCTCATAAAAAGTATTACCATATCCAATTGTATTGTGCCCAGCTGAACATACATACGAAGTCAATTTGCAACCCTCAAAGTGCTTTACTAATTCTCTTAATTTGTTAGATATTACCATATAAGTTTTTTAAGAAGTACCAATACAACCGAAAAGACAAACATTATATATAAAATAGTCCTTAATGTTTTTAATTTATGATTTGCGACAATTAGAGCCTCATTAGCAGCCTTTAATTTGCTTTCTAATACAAATAGCTTACTCGTGTTTTCTAAACGAATTACACTATCCTTTTTGATTGTTTTAGTTATTGTCTTACCTGGAAGATAAACGAAGCGAATAACCTCGTTATTGATTATGCTATCTTTGATTAAGGTATCTACGCTTTTGATAGTATCGTAAGTTACAACCTCTCTTATTTCTACGCTCTCTTTAATAGGGAATTTATCAGCACAATTTTGAGCTATTAGAGTAGGGAATTTATTTTGAATTAAAGCCAACTGCTTAACCGATTTTTTTTCAGTTAAGCATGAGGATAAAATGATTGTTAGTAGTAGTATATATTTCATTTAATCTTTTTTAAACTTTTCAGCGACCGAGCCACCTATTCCGATGAGCACTATCATTAAACAAGCATCTATAATGGCAGAACTCTCATGAGAAAACAACTTACCGAACAAGCATAAACTTCCAACAAGTGCCAATACTCTTTTAAGCGACCATTTGCCATCTTTATCTTTTAGCATTTTTTAAATTCTTTCTTATTTGAATTATATAGTTAGCAATAGCCAATAAAGAAACTATCACTCCGAGTATGAATGTAATATCGCTTTTCGTTAAGTTTGCAGCTATGTTTAAAAACAATGAAGATGCAAGAAGCAAATTATTGTTGTGGTGCTCGTTCTCCAATATCATTTAAAGGTCTTTTTTCTGGGTATTTAGTATAATATCTTTCTGCATATAAACCCTCTAATCCAGCGAAAGTATGCACTCCACATGGATCTGGGAATATTTCATATTTGTTAAATTCTGTCAATGGCTCTTCTTTCCAAAGTATATCTACCGAATATTTATCCGACAAGATAGCCTCTTCAATTACTTGCATATCTTCAATAACTGCCGGAGTTAAAACCAATTGCCCTAACTCTACTACGTTTTCAGTAAAGTAGGTAGTTTCGTTACCATCTAAATCTGTAGAAGTAGCTTGTATTTTTGTTTTTATTTTATCCCATTGAGCTTGGGTAAATTCATATTTTGCGAATACCATATTATATCGTTGTTAGTTGAGCTAATTCTGTATTTGTTAATCCTCTTTCAAACAATAAGCATTGTCCAACACTTATAGCCTCTCCATATCCATAATATGTAGTTGGCTCTCCTAATCTAATTTCTGCTTTAGTACCATTGAAAGTCATAGTAGTACTACTTGTTCCTATTTGTACCCCGTTTATATATAAAGCAAAATCTCCAGATTTGTATCTATATCCAATTTTTAATCTTTGACCTATAGTAAAAGAGCCACCGGATATAGTTACGCCATCAAACCCTCCATTCCCAAAAAATGTTTTAACATTAATAGCCCCATTAACATAAACAATGGTCATAGTTGAAATAGCATTTGCTGCATTTAATTCATTACTAAAAATGTTAGCTGCTAAACCTCTATCTCCTTTTACAATACACTCAACAAAAACACTACCTTCGGATTGCCCAATTAAACTACTTATCCCAGTTTTATAACAAGAGTCAGCTAATCTTGTTACAGAAGTAGAAGTAGTAGGGATATATGAAGTAGCATAAGAGCTTTGTTCAATTTGAAAACCCCAAACATCAATATATTTTGAAGTATCTCCAGTATATGGATTATCATAGCTTGTTCCGGTAGACCATAAAGAAGATGCCATTACTAAACCAAAGTACGAGTCGGATATTCCAACCCTTATAGTTGCTTCTAATCTATACCAGTCGTTGCCAATGCTTGTTATTTTTGAATTTTTTACTAAATAACCAGGATATTCATAAAATTCATAAACTAAAGTACCATTATCTAAATCAAAAAAAGCAATTGCCCCTTTAGCTACATCGTAATACATTTGTAAGCCACAATATCTTCTATTACCCTTTTTAACATAGCAAGAGAATGTATAATCAGTTCCGGTTGATATATTTTTTTGTTGATAAAATCCATGACTGCCATTTGTAGCAGTTTCGTAAAATCTATCAGCAGTTTGTGTGCCATCTGGAGATATACTTGCATTTGCACTTAAAGTAGTGTCAACTTTGTCCCAAACAGCATTACTAAAATCTTCACTATAAGTAGCAATATTCGTACTCTGCTTCTCTAACAATAAACTCGGACAACCATTTTCATAAGTTAATCTCGGTACGTTTAATCTGTCTGTAGTAGGGAAGTATGGTTTTAAAGCTCCTACATTTGTTTGATAACCCCAAACATAAACACCTTTCCCAGTTCCAGTATAAACTTGGCTGCTTCCATTATTTAAAAATATATAGCAATAAGTATTTGCACTTGTAGGCAAATCATAAGAAAAGCTGCATCTATACCAACCATTACCAACACTTTCAATTGATTGATTAGCTCCGGTAGTTGTTCCATTTGCTAAATCAAATGCATTAGAATTATATCCAGAACTACCATCATAAAATTGCAAATTAATATGACTTAATGTATTCGCTTTCGCAAAAACTGATATAGTATTTATACCTTTTTGTAATGGCAAAAGTTGATATGTAAGATGAGCATCATTTGCTGAATTATCATATAAAAAATCAGCAGAGTTTGTGCCATTAGGAGCAGTTGCTGCATTACCAGTAACACTCGCTTGATATTTAACCCAAACAGCATTTGCAAAATCTTCGCTATATTGTAGTTTATTCCAACAAACATTCTCTACTTGCCCTAAACTATTAATACGAGTGCCATCACTTCCTCTTACGAAATCTAAATCTCCACTTCCATCACTTGGAATTATAGAATAAACCTTGTCTTCTTTATAGCCACTTGGTATCAATACAAGTGAAGCATCGTTTAATAAACTCATAATAAATCATTTAATTTAGAAACCAAGCAATCTTGCCCCTCAAAAAAACCACTATCAGCTGCAATCCTTGACATAAAAGGAATTACATACAAATTGTAAGCAGATTTTTTAACTCCACTACGACTGAATAATGCTAAAGTAATCATTAGTATAAAATTACACTTCCAGAGGTTAAAGTAATAGATGTAAACGCTTTCCCACTTGGAGCGAATATAATCATTCCAGTAGTTAAGGTTTTACCACTCAAGCCCATAGAAGAAACTGCATTTGAGCCATCTAAAAGTAAAGATGAAACTACGCAATCGGTATTAACTACAAACGCTTCAAATTCTCTAACATTTGCAGATGTATTAGATACAAGATAACTTCCACTTGCACCACTTATTCTTTCTAATAAAGTCATTTCTTTTTATTTTAAATAGGTTTAATTAGGAATTTGACACTCGTTATATACAAAATCTACACCCAAAGTAAAGCTAAATCTTGCCCCACCTAAATAGTCCGGAGTTTGCTCCTCAACCACATCAAAAGATACATCGCCTAAACGAACTTCTTGATTGTATTTTAAAGCTGAAAGTATATCCCCACCTATTTGAATGCAGTCGCTTTTTACATCTTCTACATTGGTTTGATCTTGTAAGGTTTTATCCAAAGTAAATAACTCAACATTAAAAGTCATCACATTGCCACTTATAGAGCCATTAGCAATGTTAAAAAACATAGCCGGATAGTTATTATCCCCTTGCTCTAAAAAGTCAAACGTGTCTCCGAAAAAAACTGTTTTGACTTGCTTATGACTTTCCCCTAACGAGCTTATTGTTTGTATTACTTGGTTTAGTGTCATTTTTTTCAATTTTAGCCAAGAAGATTTTTAACTTCTCAACATTTTTGTTGTTATAATTTTTTGCCATTAGCAATCGTTGCAGTTTCTATAAATATTTCCTTGATATTTCTCTTCAAACGTTCTTTTTCTATCGTAGCAACAATCATCTAAAAATATAGAGCTTGTATAAGCATCATTGTCCGGTAGTATCGTTTCTATCGTGCTTCCTGGATTAATATACAAAGGTAAGTTACCTATTGAAGCTTGGTATTTTAAATAATTGATTAATCTCTCTTTGTAGAACTCTGCTCTTGTTTTGTATCTTGCTGAAATATCTAACAAATCTTGCATTGATGGTTGATTTGTATTCTCTCCAGTTTTTTGTACCACACCTTTAGTATAGAATTGATAATTTAACTCTACACTCAACTCACTTAATACATAATAAACTAAAGTGTCTGCAATATAGTCATTGATTAAGGTAACCTCTGCTGCAGTTAAGTTATTAGCTTGAATACCGGTAAGAATGCGATTATAAAGAGCAGTTCCAAGAGCCGGATGTATATACATGTCTTGGCTCGCTTTGATTTCTGGGTAAAGTAGTTTCTCATCTACGTTACCAGCTAAACCACTACGCTCTTTAATTGAATTAGGACTAATTATAAGTATGTTCTTGCTCATTTTTATTTGTTTTTACGCATTACGATATTGCTTTTCCATTCGTGTCGGCAGCTTGGAGAATGTTCGCCACTCGGCATAGTCCACCAACCACCTTTTCTGTCCCATACTGAATAACCTAATCTTGCACTAATTTGCTCAATATCACTTCTTGAATAGAATTTATCTAAAGACATTAATCGTTTGCAAAACTCTCTACTTGGGTGAGCAGCAGTATTTCTCTCTCCAGCCGGTACTATATCTTTCCACTCATAAGAGTATCTAATCATAAAAGATTTTGTTTCTGGCTCTATTTTAGTTAAGTCCTTTAAAGGAGAAGTTAATTCATGTATTAAAACTCCGTTCTCCGTTCCTTGAGCTAAACTACCACTTTTAATTAAGTCCTCAATGTTTCTATTTACAACATCAATATCAATCTTTAAAGTATCTGCAATTACTTCCGGAGTTATTCTCTTATCCTTGCTTATTAAGTCAAGTATATCAGCTTTAACTTGGTTTATAGTTGCAAACAATTCGTAATCAGTATATTCATCAAACCTTGCTTTCTTTTTAAATACTTGAAAGTTCTCACTTGCTTCGCCAAACTCTTCAAATATAAACTCATCGCTCATTTTTTGTGGCTGTGTTTGATATTGACTCATATCAATACCTAACTTCTCTAATATCCACTCTTTAGGTGCTACTGCAGCTATTGTTTGCTCTCCAAATTCAATACCTATTGGCTCAACTGCTATTAAATACATTGGCTCTTTTACACCTCTGTAGCTGCCTATCATATTAATAACTGCTTCAATTTGTCTTTGCTTGTAATTGATATAAGTATTTTTGAATATCTCATATCCATCACGCATCTCTTGTCTGCTTCCTAATTTACCAGGCTCTGCAATACCAAATAAAGCCGGAGTAGTAATTTGATGTGCTACATAAATGTTAGTTCTAATTAACTCGTCTACATGACCGAAATCTTCTTTAGTTAAATCACTCGCCCCTAAATCATCAATAATAGGTTTTCTACCACTATCGTTTACAAATGACAATAAGAATTTCTTGCCATCACTACCGGTAAACTTATTCTCAAACTTACGCTCAATAATTCTTTTCTCTTCTGGATTAGGCTCTCCGTTTGGTAAAGTAATTAACTTACTCGGAGTGAAGCCAGTTTGTGCATTGCCTAAAACGTGTTTACTTACCTCAATATCACTCTCAATATAATTCAAACCACCGAAATAAGAGGGCAAAGGATAAATACTAATACCAGCTCTGTATTCTTTTACAAATAAGATTTGGCTTCCTTTAGGAAAGTTAGGATTAAATGCCGGATATACTTTAACCTCTTCGTGTCTGTCTTTCCAATTATCTTTAATCCAAAACTCTGTATTGTCTTTGTTTGTTCTAACTTTAGAATAATCTACATGATAAATATCCGAGATCATGCCATTCATTGACCAAATAACTTGAAGATAAAAGCCACCGAAAAGCTCGTTATCAGTTACTATCTTTTTAGTTACTTCCTC